GCTCGCCGGGATCAATCTGGTCTTTGACGGCGTGCTGGCCGGCGCCGGGCTGATGAAGCAGTTCATGGCGGCTACCTTCTCTGACCTGATTCTGCGCGTCGTGCTGGCGATGCTGCTCTGCCGCCCGTTTGCGTCGGTCGGCATCTGGATGGCATGGCCGATCGGCTGGACGATCGCAACGGTGATGTCCTGCTGCTTTTATCGCCGCAGCATCCGGCAGTCGCAGCCGGTCGTGCGTGCAGAGCGCCCGCTGACCGCTTCGCACTGAGCAAATGTCTCAAGGAGGTTGCACATGATCCCGATTCAAACTGTACAGACCGGACAGCTCACAATGCAGTATTTCCGATTCGGCAGCGGCAGCAGAACAATGGTGATCCTGCCGGGGCTGAGCGTGCAGAGCGTCATGGGCTCCGCCGACGCCGTCGCAGCGGCTTATGAATGCTTTGCGGCAGAATACACCGTCTATCTCTTTGACCGCCGCAGCGATCTGCCGGCGAAATATCCGCTCGCAGACATGGCGGAGGACACCGCAGCCGCGATGCAGGCGCTCGGTCTTTCCGATGCGTATGTATTCGGCGCCTCACAGGGCGGCATGATGGCATTGCTGATTGCGGCGCGGCACCCGGAGCTCGTGAAATGCGCGGTGCTCGGTTCCTCCGCGGCAAGAATCAACGAACACTCCGCGCTGTTTCTCAAAAAGCTGCGCCGGGCAGCGCGGCGGGGCGACCGTCATGCGCTCGTGCACGGCTTTGCGGAGGCTGCCTATTCCGAGGGCTTTTACACGCAGTACCGCGCGGCGTTCGATCAAATGGCAGAGGCGGTCACCGACGAGGAAATTCGCCGCTTCCTGATCATCGCGGGCGGCTCGTCTGCCGACCTGACCGGCGAGCTTGCGGCGGTGCAGTGTCCGGCGCTGGTGCTCGGTGCCGGAAAGGACCGCGTGCTCGGCGACAAGGCGTCGCCGGAGCTCGCAGAGCTGCTGCACGCTGAATTGTACGTTTATCCAAACGGTTCGCACACCGCCTACGACGAGGAGCCCGACTATAAAGAACGCATCCTCGCGTTTTTCGAGGCACATCCCTGAACACACAGAACGGCTCCGGAGACCCGGAGCCGTTCTGTCTGCCAAGTGCAGCAGATTACTGCATCTTGTAGGCGTCGATCATCTTCTTGCTGATGTGTCCGGAACGACGACCGTAGCGCTCGCCGCCTCGGATATACGAAATATCCGCATTTGCGTTGGTTTTCAGCTTGACCTCCAGCTTCATCTCCGTGCGGTTGACCGGAACAACATCAATGCGGTCGATGATCGCCTTCGCCATTTCATCGACCTCCTCCTTCGACATCTGATGCCCCGGTCGGTAGAGCGTGCGGAAGTATGCCTCAATCTTTTTCAGCTCCTTTGCATAGTCCGCCGATTCCAGCGACTTCTCCTCCAGCGCGTGAATCTCCTCCTCGAGCTGCGAGATCAGCACGTTCATATTGCCGTTGCGGTCGCGAAATTCGTCCCGGGAGATATCGCCCTCGGTGTAGAGATCGAGCAGCTTGTCGCGCTTGGCTTTCTCCTTCGCAAGCCGCGCCTTCATCTCGTTGATCTGCCGCTGTGCGTTGGCTTCGCGGTCGCTCTCGCGGTAGACGCGCAGAAAGTCGCGCACATATTCCTCGATATTGCCCGCGATCGCCTGAAAATGCTCCGAAAGCATCTGATAGAGGTCGGCCTCCATGATCGAGAACGATGCGCAGGATTTCGCACCGGCGCGCTTCTTCTCGCTGCAAATCCACTGGTAGATCGGCTCGCCCCTGGAAACGCTGTTGGAGTAGCTTGTGCGCCAATAGGGCACATCGTGCGCCTTGCACCAGATCTTGCCGGTAAAAACGCTCTTGTCCTTGAACGATCGCTCCCGGCTCTTGATCGCGCTGCTGCGTTCGCGGAAGATCGCGTTGCACTTCTCCCAGATCTCCTCGCTGACGATCGCCGGAACGGTCTCGCCGGTTTCGTCCTTATAGAGCACCCACTCGTCCTCCGGCAGAAACCGCTGCTCGCGGGTGCGGTAGTCCACGACCTTGACCTTGTTGCCGCAGTAATAGCCCTTGTATTTCGGGTTGCGGATGATGCCGGTGATCGTGTTGTGGTGGATGCGCGTGCCGTTGCGCCCGCGGTAGCCCTTCTCCCAGAGAATCCGCTCGATCTTGCGGGTGCTGTAGTCCCCGGTCGCGTAGAGCTCGAAGATCAGGCGCACCATTTCGGCTTCGGATTCGTTGATGACAAGGCGGCAGTCGCGCTTGTCGTAGCCGAAAATGCGGCTGTTGCCCATCACGTTGCCGCTCTCGATCGCGCGCTTATGTCCCCAGCGCACGCGCTCGGACAGCTTGCGCACCTCGTCCGCCGCGATGCTCGACATAATTGTCAGGCGCAGCTCGCTGTCGGTGTCGATCGTGCAGATGTTGTCGTTCTGGAAAAATACCCCGACCCCGGCGCGGAGCAGGTCGCGGGTATAGGTCAGGCTGTCGATCGTATTGCGCGCAAAGCGGCTGACCTCCTTTGTCAGAATCAGGTCAAACATGCCGGATTTGCCGTCCTCGATCATGCGCATGAAGCTCGCGCGGTTCTCCGCCGCCTCGCCGCGGATGCGGTCCACATAGCCCTCGACGTATTCCCAGTGCTCGTTCTTCTGAATCATGTCCGTAAAAAAAGCGATCTGGTTCTCGACCGAGTTTTCCTGCTCCTCGCGGGTCGTGGAGACACGGGCGTAAAAGGTCACACGCATCGGAATATCGAAGATCGTTTTGCGCTCCGCCTTCATCTGGTTTGCGATCGCGTAAATGTCCATATTCAAGCCTCCCCCTTTCATCGGCGTTCAGATATATTATCATGATACCATACCAAAACTGATTTGTCAAGCCGTATTTATATCAGAGCGGGCAGCCCGTCGACTGCCCGCCATGCTGTTATCAGCCACAGACTGCGGTGTCCGCGGTGTTTTCCTTGAGCTTCTCGATCAGCGTGATCATTCTGCCGAGCTTTGCGCTGTCGATCTTTCCCTGCTTGTAAAGGATCCGCGCCCAAGCCGTCAGGGTCAGCTTTTTCAGCTGCAGTGCTTCGGATTCGGGTTTTGCCATAATGGCACCTCCTCTCGTTACCAGTTTTGCCCGGATTCCTTGACTTATGCTGTCGGAGTTGTTATCATGTGGGTGGGCCACTTCTGTGGTGTCATGGTTCCGGCCAGATTTCGTGGTACAGCTTGTGCGGTTTATCGTCACGGGTCTCGCCAAAAGCATCGCGATTGACGTGAACATGAAGCCCGCAGGTGCTCGTCATATGAGATTTGTATCCCAAATACACAGCCTCATCGAGCACATCTGCCCACGGCATCGTATTCATGTGGTAATCGATCGTCATGGGATGGGTCACGATCTCGAAGCCGTCCTCGATCGACCCATCCGATTTGATGTAAATATGTTCGCCGTGGCTGTTGGCACGATACTTGATTTTTGCGGCGTTATCGTCATCCTTGCCGCCGTCGTCAACCTCCAGCTCGACACCGAAATAGCGGTTGCCGCTCCCGTAGAAGATCGGTTCGGGTTTGTAGCTGTACTCCTCGATTTCGACGTCGATGCGGTCATAACACGATTCACAATAGGGATAGTCGCCGTTCCAGCAAACGTCATTATCGTGCACAAGTCGTCCGCAGCCCTCACAGCGGCGGTAGTGGTCGTCGTAGCAGCACTGGCACAAGCTCATGTGGTCATCCGCAATCGACTCGTTAATCCAAATTGTATCGCCGCAGTGGTCGCATGTTGTTGTGTGCGATTCGGCGCAATCATCGCACAGCAGATCGTCGTCAAGCTCGAGTCCTTCGTCTTCTTCGAGCACGCAGCCGCAGTGGCTGCAAATTCTGGTTTCTTCCATTCTTTTTTCCTCCATACCGCTGCTGCATACCGACAGATGGAGAAGGTGAAACAATATTACGGGCAGACAAGCACAAATCCGCTCCTGCATTTTGTTGTATCATTCGACGGACCGACGAACAATCTGGAATTTGCAACGCAAGCCGCTCCCGCGATTGCGGCATATTTCAAGGACAATTATCAGGTGCTTTGGTCGTTGCATCTTGCAGATAAGGATTCGGCACACTATCACATGCACCTGATCGTCAATTCGGTAAACCTGCAGAACGGTCGGCTTTTTCATTCCGGACCTTATGAATTGCATCAGTTTTGTTATCATGTCAGGGAGATCACGGGTTTGCCATATCGGTTTGAGTACAAAAGATACAATCAGTTGTTACAAAAATAGGGAGCCCGCATAGGGCTCCCGCTTATACGTTAGATTCTGATTGTGTGTCAGGATGAATCATTTTTCGAGATGCGAGTATGATTGTTGTGACCATACCCGTGCTTGTTATATCGCTTCAACGGCAAAATCAGCACATGATCAATCCACGGTTTGATTTTGAACGGATGCTGCATTTTTCTCTGTATGTCCTCGCCTACCGCGGGCTTGATCTCAACGTCAAGGCGCGGATGCTGGTGCCCGCGGACGAGATCACGGTCTGCAAGGAATTTTGCGTGGACGGCACCACAAA